CCATCCAATCGCATCAAGAATAGTCTTGAGTGGCTCTAAGAAGGCTTTGCTGAATTGTAGGTCATAGTCAATGTATTTGTCAAGACCAATCTCACTAGGGAAATCTGAAATGAACGAGATTACATTCTCTCTAATAATATTTGGTGTCTTGAGATAGATAAATTTAATCTTTTCACCATTGTTGATATAAGAATACTTGTTGGTCAATCCACACTCTTTAATGTAATGATTATATAGAAGTGCTCCACGAACATGAATGGGAGAACCCTTACCGTAGATAGTTGAATGACTCTTATGTTTCTTTACATCAGATACTGAACGAGGGAATGCAATGTCTTCTGGTCGCATCTTATTAAACTTTTTTCGAGAGTCTTCGATAAAGTTAATTACTTCATCTTCAGTCCCATTCATCATCAACTTAAGAGCATCCTTAATCATCTTCCTACATGGTGCAGGTGTTGATGACTTGACTGCCTCAATACCCATAATCTTCAGTTTAGGTTCTGAGTATCTTACACCTTCACTATCCCACACGTTGAGAATGTATCTCTTCTTTGCTGTCCATATTCCACGGTCTGCAATGTTCTCCCGTTTCATCTGCATCTTCTGGTCATATGCATTTACATACGTCGCAAGTTCCTGGTAAGACTCCTCAATAAAAGGTTCCAACTTCTCTTCGCAGATCTTATTAAGTATGGACACAACCTCAACCTTATTATCAGACTTACTAGAAAGAAATTTATCAACAATAGGTCCAAAGTTAATATAGATTGAGTCAGTGTCAGATGCAATGACATAATCCGTGTCTTGAGTTTGTAATAGGTTATTTAGATACCCGTTTACCTTGTTCTCAATCCACCGAATAGATGTTTGTCCTGAAAGCGTGATAGCTTCTGCATTAGCAAGTTTGAAGAAACGGAAGTATTGATTACCAATTGCACCATAGCAAGAGTTCAATGCAATCTTACGAGCCATCTGGAAGTTATTGAATTTGGCAATATCCTTCTCTAATTGTTTGGTAGGTTTCTTCTCATACTCCTGTTGGGCTTGGAGCATTTTCTTCTTATAAATCTTACGTTCTGCATACATCTTCTCCATCAACTCAGGCATGAACCCTCTGATGTCCTTACGGAACATTGCACCGTTTGCACACACTGCGTAGTCCTTATACATCTCAAAGGTAATCTCTTTATTCAAGATCCTATCAATGGTTGCAGAGGGATGTTTCTCCTCCACCAGGGTCTCTGGTGAGATGTTGTACTGCATCATCAGGTGAGGGTACAGGGAGTTCAAGTCAAACGACACCACCCAGTCATAGACACCAGGAATAGGTTGTTTTACATATGCACCTTCGTACCTCTTCTCCTTCTCACTTCTATCTCTAGGAGGTACAACAATATCTCTCTTCTTGAGATAATTATAGATGATGGTATCCCACATACGAACTTGGAACATCACATCAACATAGTTCACCTTGGCATCATATGCCATGGTCAATGCCAACTCAATCAGTTTCATCTTGTCTTCCATACGGTCAACAAGTTCCACGTCAACGATGTTATAGTCTACAAACTTCTTCCAGTTACCACGATAGAAGTCTTTGAAGGTATCAAACTCAGAGTGGTCAAGTTTCTTCTGACCAAGTTCTACCTCTGCAATGTAGTCAAGTCTATAAGATTCCTGAGCCTTATAAGTAAACTTCTTATAAAGTTCAAGGTAATCTAGAGTAGTGACTCCAGCAATATCAAATGTATTGAACTCTCTACCGTTGATAAAGACAGATTCTTGACTCACAATACCCCAAGGAGACAAAAGTTTTAACTTCTTGAGTCCCATTATACGATCGATTCTTCCACACAAGTATGGAATATCATACAGTTTTACATTCCATCCAGTCACAATCTCTGGTGGGTTTCGATTCCACCAGGCAATGAATGAGTTGAGCATGTCAATCTCATTTTCATAGTGGTAATAAGTTACGTTACTCTGGGATGGAGTATATCTATGTCTACCCCAGGTTGTAATCTGTTTGGTTGTGTAGTCCTGAACAGAGATAGTCAACATCTCTTCAGAACAAGAGTCTGGATCAGGGAATCCATTCTCTGCCTGAACCTCAATATCAATCGTAATCAGATTGATCTTTGTAATGTCAAATTTAATCTCATCTTCGGGATACTTTTCTGAGATATATTGAAATGCATATCTATCATTACCATAAATCTTGAAGTTATCTACACCATCATACTTCTTGTAGAACTCTCTACAGTCACGAATAGAACCTGGAATAATAGGTTCTAAATTTTCTCCCTCCAGTGTTTTATACTTTGACTCTCGGTTGGAGTTAACAAAGAGAGTTGGTTGGAACTCATCTTTGAACATAACCCTCTTACCATTTTCATAACCACGGACGAGAACATTGTCTCCAACCAATTGAATGTTCGTATAAAACTTTAACGACATAAATAAAATAACAGATTAAATAATATGGGATACATCTACCTGATTGAAAATCCTAGCAACCCTTCACCAGGCTCTCGTATTTGTCTCTCAGTTTACTATTGGGTTCCGTAATCGTCAAGATTTTGTCCGAGTGAATCATAAAGACGTTTTCAGTTGTGACGTTGATTAACCAAGGTTGTAATGTCATGGTCAAGTCATCACTTAAAATAAATGGTTCCGTCATTTTACAGTCAGGTTCACCAATTTCACAGGTTACTTCTTCAATCTGTGCTAATAGAACCTGTTGATTCATCAGAACTAACACTTTGAGATTCTCTAGTTTCATACTGGTCTACTCCATCTTGGTACATTGTTTTTAGTTGATTCACTGGTTCAGTAATTGTAACTACCCAGTCAGAAACCACAGGAATTACTTTGTCGGAACTTAGTGGCATCCATGGTTGAAGTTGAATTTTAGATGGAACTTTAGTATTACCTTCTGTCTGACTCATATCAGCAACAAGTTTTACCCTACAAGGATACTTAAGATAGTAACCAACTACCTTTTCCTCAAGAACCATTTCCTGAATGTCTGCGACTACATCTTCCCCAGACTTCAGAAGTAAAAGTTTTACGGTCATTTTTTTACAATTTTCCTAAATTAATTATACCAATAAAAAAGAGGGGTGTCAACTGCTAGTGGACAGTTACCCCTCTGCGACGACGATATTTACAAGGTAGCCCTCTATTATTTAGAGATACTCTTTACGCTGATGATGTTCTGGTACAACCTTTGTAAGGGTCACTGATAAAAGTCCGTCTTCAAATACGACGTTGGAGACTTCGGTGTCTTCAGCGAGGGTCCAGGATCGCTCAAAGTTTCTTCGAGCCAAACCCTTGTGGATAAACGTCCCTGTCTCGTCAGATGGTTCCTTTTCCCCCCTGATAAAAAGTTTTCCATACTCGGTGTAAGCATTTACTTCTTCCCTTTTAAATCCTGCTAGTGCAATTTCTAGACGTGTTTCAGTACTATTTACCTGAACTACGTTATATGGAGGATAGTTTTGAGTAGATGCGTTGAAAATTCTAGTAATGTAATCATCCATACCAATAGAATTTCTGGTAATCTGATGCATTAACTGATCCAAATCCGCAGCATTATACTTCGTTAGATTGGTCATTTTGAGCTCCTTGTTAAAGCGAGTTTGTGTTGTGTGGACCCTTACGGCATCCGATATATTTATAACGAAACAAAAAAAGTAGATACGGTATATACCGTATCTACCTATAAGGGTTTCCGACTTTTGTAGAGACCGCACGAAAGGAGTCTCACACTTATTTATTCAGACTCTTCAGTCTTACCTCTTTTACCAATGTTATATTTTTGTTCTAGAATCCATTCTTGTTTGTCCTTATAAGACAGAACTTTAATCTGATTCAGTGGTGCAATATCAAGAATTGAATCTTCTTTGACTATCGTAATGAGTCCCCAATCAGCAAGAAGCTTAGTAATACGATTCCTACGCTGAACATCGTTAATAGTAAGATTAGCGTGCTTTCCGTCTAATGCAAAAAGTTCTTTAAAACTTACAAGATAATATCTACCTTGCTTATGAAGAATATGGCAAGATTGATATAATTTTTTCTCCTTTCTTGATGCGACTCCGATACGAGTTAAAGTTTCACGAACCTTTAAAAAATCATCAGGTTCATTCAACAAAACTTCAATCATCATATCTGGAGACCATTTCACAATTGGTTCATTTACACCTGACATAATTTTCCTCAAAATTATTTACATATCTTTTATTTAGGTTTTTAGACCATTCAAGCATTTGGAGATTATCTATAGAAGAACAAACTTCTTCAGATATATTATTATCATAACAAAATCTTACTGATAATTTATGATCTATTTGATAACCACCTTCAACTCCACATAATGTTCTTGGATAATTATTTGGATTAATTATGTTTTGATATTTAACATAAGTTTTTTCAGTCAATCTTCTTACTTTATTACAATATTTTTTATAGTGTGTAGTATTGTTTTGTCTACCTAAATTATAATAATTCAAAAGTCTACAAACATTACTCACAGAACATTTTAATAAATTTGCGATTTGTTTATTTGTTTTTTTAGAATTAATTAGATTAAGCAATTCTTCTTTTGTAACGGAATCAATTACTTTCCTATTATTTCCACCGCCTTGTGGTCTTTTTTGTATTTCTAGAGCATCAAACCATTTTCTAACTCTAGTTTTGGTGGTTTGATAAACTTCGGCAATTTCTTGTAGTGTATGAGTTTCATATAACTCTACTAGGTCTTGTTTTAATGGAAGTTTCCCATATTTTATTTTTTGCCGATTTAGTTTCATATTTAAAATAGTTCCTTATATTATTTATAAAAAAACTATTTTAAAGAATCATTTTTTTCCACCAGTGTCAAGTCGTTGTTTGATAAATTCAATTTGTTCATTAGATAGTATTTTCAGTACCTGAGATGCTTTCTCATTACTATAACCATAGTATTGTTTAACAAACTCTAAATCTGATACCTTTTCCTTTCTAAGCCAAGGAGAGAATCTCTTCCTCTTTCTCAATATATTTAGATAAAAATTATATTGCATATCTTTATCTAGGAAATGATACTTATTCATTTCATTAGCAAACAAGACACAATCCAAGTGACCTGACAAACATTTGTTAATAATAAAGGGGGGATATTCTTTAACAAGAGTTGAATCTTCTTCGATAAGATTCTCTTTGGTAAAGTTGATTGAGTTCAACCAATCCTTCAATTCAGTAGTCATATATCAGAGAATCAATTTTGAACTTGGTTTTGCGATTGGAGAGAACATCTCTTCATATTTTTCAACGAGTTCATCATTTACATTAGCAATATAGACAATCCACTTCTTACTAATTTCTAGTTCTTTCTCGGTTCGTTTTAGAAGAGGAGCATAAGGTGCGAAACCAAGTTGCCCATCACCTTGATTGAATGCAACAATCGCATTCATAACAATAAGACTTTCATCCTTATCTTCAAGGACCTCTGCAACTACATCTTCCCCAGAAGACATACGAAATACTTTAACGTTCATAATTTTGTTCAATATTTGTGTTGTGATAATACAAGTTGATGACCATACCACCCATAACTAACCAGTAGACCATAAGCATGGTCATACCAATTCTACTTGGAATACTTGTCATTTGAATTCACACTCCAGTAAAAATTCCAACTATCGTTCCTTTAGGAGGACCATTTTTGGGTTTATTTAACCTTGTGAATCCATCCTCCTTCACTTTCTTGTATTCTCTAATCGGACCTTCATTTTTAGTTTTTAGAGAAGGTTTTAATCTAACAGGACCTCTATTACTACTTTTCCAATTTAATTGACCCCTTACAGGACCTGGTTTGAGTTTAGTAACCTTTTGTTCATACTCAAAATCAATCTCTTCACATTTTACATATTCTAAGAAATTGTAACTTAAAAGATTGTCTGGTGGAATTTCATCCAAAACAGTGACATATTGATGATGAACATCGACTCTTAATTTACTATTAATTTCTCTGAGAGAACGATTGAGACTTGCTGCCCTTGAACCTATATTCGGAGAATCTTCTTTCCACACAGAGTCTCTAAAGTAGTATCTTATCTTTTTCATTTAAACTCACACTCGTAATGTGGTATAATAATAAATAGTTTTGAATTTACACTCGTAAATGAATTACTCAAGTATCTATCAGTCTATCGTAGATAAGTATGGTTGTCAATCAACTGGTCTTGTTGAGCGACATCATATATTGCCCAGAAGCATGGGAGGTACTGATAGTAGTGACAATATAGTTGGAGTGTCGCCACGGGTCCATTACATTTTACATCTGTTATTGTATAAAATGACCGAAGGTAATGATAAAAGGAAGATGTGGTATGCTGTCTGGAATATGTCCCATCAGGGCAAAACCAAATCTGGTTCTATGTATCAGTTCATAAGAGAACAGGCATCAGAAAGACAAAGAGAGATGCGAGGTAACAGAGTTCCCTGGAATAAAGGTAAAAAACACTCATCCGAAACTATTGAGAAACTCAGAAATACCCGGAAGGGGAAAATGTATGGAAAGTTTTGGAGAGTTGAGTATAAAGGAACAATATACAATTCAATCAAAGAATGTATAAATCTAACCGGAGACAGTTACTATTTAATAACTACCTATGGTAAGAAGTTAGAAAAATACAGACCCTAAATGAAAGTACATTCTACCATTATCTCTGTGAGACAAGCCAACATATTTATCTCTTGGTCCGCGACGAATCCACTTTGAAACTGATACTTAGCAATAATGAGGACAGCAGCAGCAATCCCAGAACCTTCCAAGTGTGTGTATATAGCATCGTAAATACTACGAATAAGCACACTAGGATCATTGTCCAGATTATCAACGACCCATTTTCTGACTTTAGAGAAGTCTTTAGTTTTGAGACTTTGGAATAAATCGTCGGTTTTGACGTTACTAAATGCTGCAAGAATACCTGTATCAATCTTACCACTTACGGAGTATCGTTGAAGTTCATTAAGAACTCGTCTCCAATCAGGGAAGTGTTTCTGAATGAGTTCTACAAGTACTTTCGGATCGTATTCCACACTCTCTGTCTCAAGTATAGCCCTGAGACGGTTGAAAAACTTGGCTGCAAGTTCCTGTCGTTCTTTTCCCTTAATGGTAAAGTCGATGACTGCACATCGAGAGTGGAGGGGAGCAATGATCTTATTTTTGTAGTTACATGTGAAGATGAATCTACAATTTCCAATGAACTCCTCAGTAAACGCCCGTAGGCAGAGTTGTACATCTGGGGTTGTGTTGTCAGCTTCGTCAATGATAATGACTTTGTGTTTAGAACTTGACGAAAGTGAGACGGTCGAAGCGAAATTCTTCGCATTGTTTCTGACAGTATCAAGGAATCGTCCTTCATCAGATCCATTGATGACATAATAATCTACTCCTAATTCATAACAAAGGGCTTTGGCCACTGTGGTTTTACCACATCCAGGTGGACCAGACAAAAGTAGATTGGGGACTTCACCTTTCTCTACAAATTGTTTGAATGTATTCTTGATCCCATCAGAAAGAATACAATCTTCGATAGTCTCTGGTCTGTACGATTCTGTCCATACGAAATCTTTTCTGTCACTCATCAACTTTCCTCATAATAAAAGAATCACCATTATCAATAAATTCTAACATATCTCCTTCTTTCCATCCAGTTTCTTGTAGTATTTCTTCAGTGAATGTTAGAAAACCATCGTCATCTACAGTCAGTGTGGTTATCATATCCAATCAGGTTTGCGATGTGGAAGTCTCAGATAATTATCTTTGACCCATGGTTTAGATGCAATATACATCTTGTAAGCATCAAATGTCGAGATACTATCATCAAACTTAAGCTCCTCAGGCATTGCACGAACAAAAGGAGTTGTTTCTTTACCAGACCTACCGGTAGGATCTCCAGTTGGTAGGATTTCCTTTGCAGCATTCAAGGTAGTGAAACATGTGTGTACTTTACCATACCTTGCGGCATACTCACTACAAAGAGCAAACCCATGTGCAAGTAACCACTGCCAGTTCATCACGTACTCCCTAGCCCAGATGGTACAGGGGTGGTTGCGGAAGGCACCCTTCTCTGTGTTGTATGGGGTCCCATCGGCCTTGGGTAAGGTACCGAACCCATGACCCCACTTGTCTGAACAGACAATAGAGAGCATCTGACACGTCTCTAGAGGCATCTTGACAATGTGCTTGTCAGGTAGAACCCTGGCGCTCTGCCATGGATCCGAAGAAGTCGCGAAGATATTCATTACTAAAAAATTGCATCAAGTATTGCACACCCCAGTTTAGTGTGCCTTCAGGAAAAACGTCAACCTCTTTTTCCAAGAGTTTCAATGCTGTTACAATCCTTTCCATTCCACATACTTGTGCAGTGGCTTCAGAAATTCTCATAAACTCAGCATAGTCCTTATCACTACCTTTCTTCACACCATTGATATAGAACT